GGCCGTCGTTCACCAAATTCACGTTGAAGGTGGCTTCGGCTCCGCGTCGGATCATCGCCACCCCGTTATCCGGTGCGACAGCGGCGGTCGGATCCCCCGGCGACGAGTAGTGCGGGGTGACCGTTGTCCAGTTCGCGATCGTGCCATGAGAGCGTGCAACAAGCGTGCCCGCGACGGGATCACCCACGCGGACCTCGCAGCCGATGGTCATCGGGTCTGAGTCGCCGATCTCCACACCGAACGCCCGAATGTGCCCGTGGACGTAAGGAACCCAGTCGTAATCCTGCGCCGGAACGGTGAACGAGCAGATTGTGTGCCGCTGCGTCAAACCCGTGTAATCGCTGAAGGCGGCCTCGGGCACCGAGTACAGGGCGGGCTGCTTCGCCGCGAAATCCGACGGCTCGAACATCTCTTTGTCGTCGTTCCAGGTGACGACCTGCCCGTCCGTGGGCGGCAGAGTGTTGTCGTAGTCCTCAGCGAGCTGGATCGCCGCTGCGGGGCCGGCCGGTCCGCGCGGTGCGGCGATTTTAAAATTCAGGTTCGGGTTCAGGCTGGTGCCGGACTGCTCCACAGTGGAGGTTTGATCGGGCGGGATCACTTCGGTGGTGACGGTGATCTGCGGTGTCGGACCCGGCTGCCCCGGGGAACCCATCGCTTTAGCTTCGTAGTGATCGCCGGTCCAGACGTAGACCTGCGACTCGATCCACCAGGCTTTGCCGACATCTGTGGTGTTGTTCAGATCCGTTGGGAGGTCCGACGGTTTAGTCACCAGAAGGTCGTACTGCATTTGCACGATATCGGCGGGCTTGCCGTCGTCGCCCTTCTCACCCTTGAGGGCGTCGAGGCACACAACAGCGTCCTGGCCGACGGCTTCCATCGTCGCGACCTGCATCGCCGGGGTGTCGCCATCACCAACGACGCCGTACCAGTGCGTGTTTGCGAGGAAGCTGCCCAGGTAGACGGGGTCGCCGGGAATGGGTGCGGTCATTGAAAGTTTCCCTCAATTCGGGTTCGGACATGCCAGGGCAACGCATCAACTAGCTGCTCGGGATCGGGGATCGGGCCGACCGCCGACGTGAGATCCGGAATCGGTGAGTCGGGGGCGTCGACGCTGACCCATTCGATCGCGCCGGCGATACCACCCGGCCTCGCCGGGATCGGCCGGCGTTTGATGATCGCCCTACTAGGGTCGACGTCCGCGCCGGCGCGCGCTTGGTGCCGCGCGATCTCCAGTCGGGTTTTTCCGTCGAGGTAGATCACTTCGCCGGTCGAGGTTTCGATGAAGTCGAGCGAGTCCGCGAGCCGGCGCATCGCTGCGGACAGCTCTTCTTTCGAGGCGCTCACATCGCTACCGCCGCGCCACCGATGAGAGTGCCTATCGCGTTCCAGCCGTCGGCAAGAGCTTTCAGGCCGGCTTCGAACGGGTCGCGGTCACGGTCGCGACCGATCGTCAGCTCGGCGCGGATCGCCGACGAGGTGTCGTACCGCCATTTGATGCCACGGATCTGCTCGGTGTAATAGATCGAGTCGATCTCGAAGAGGCCCCGGTCGCCGACGGTGTAGTCATAGCCGTAGCACCAGGGTTCTCCGTCTCTAGCTTGCATCGTGAACGACACTTTCGGGGAACGCTTGAATAGGCCTTGGCGCAGCGTTAACGCCGACGAGACGACGTATGCGTAGCCGTTTCCTTGTTCGAAGCCTTCGAGTAGCGAGTAGTCGTTAAGCCACGCCGCCGTTTTCGGGTTCGTGAACTTCTGGTAGGCCAGGAAAATGTCGTCGAGCTGCCCCTGGTACACCTCATTGAGGCCGGACGTCGCCGGCATCTGGAAGTCCTGACCGATACCCGTCGTCACGGTCATATCGAGTTGGGCGAGACCGTAGCGGGCACCGAACGCGATGATCTGGTTGAGCCACGTCGGGGAGTGCCCGCCGGTGTACACGGTCTGCGACGTGCCGCGCTGCATTTTGTGTTCGCTTTGCGACAGACCGGAGTACTCGCAGTCACGCCACACCAGGGACGGCTTCTCAGGTTCGACACCCAAGATCTTGCGAAAAAACGGGTCCGTTTGTCCGTCGCCGTCACGGTCGAGCGGAATCAGGATCTCGGTGATCAGATCATCGAGCGTCGTTGCCACCAAGTCGAGTGCCCCGGTGATCGGCCCGCCGATCGGCCCCGTCACGCCGCTTTTGTCCTCGAAGGCGAGCACCACGCAAGCCCTGCTCGGTCGGGCGGCTTCTTCGCCGACGATCTCGGCGAGCTCCGGATGCGGGCTTGTCTCATCCTCGGGCAACCAGATGTAGTCGACGAGGCAGACGCCGGCGTCGTCCATCAACGGTTCGGACACACTATGTAGGTCGCCCCACTTCGACGCGATCGGCAGCCAGCGCGACGAATCGGTGAACGCGTTCACGAACTGCACCTGGATCGGCCAATGCAACGGCGACATGTTTCGGGCGCGGGTGGTCGACCAGTGGATCGGGTCCATGATCGAGATCGGCACCGCGAGCAGCGGCCAGTAGTTACGGGCCAGGTTCAAAAACGTCGTTAACGACAGACCGGTGCGAAGCGGAGACATCCACACCCACGCCTTGAGGGGCTGGAACTCCGGTGTCGAGAACGGCGTCGACGCGATCCTGATGTGCTTGGCGTGCTCCCGCAGGGAGATGCCCTCTATCTGGACGCTCTTCGTGCCGTCGTCGTGTTTGATCGCCCGCACCGCTGTCACCCGGTAGCCGAGACGGGTTTTCCAGTGCCGTGCGTTCGGGTTCGGATCAATCGTCAAATGCAGGTCTTCTTCGACCCTTGTTTGATGCGCGCAGAGATCGGCGAGCCAGTCAGACCACGCCAAACTGATTGTGATCGTCGCGGAGTCGTCCATCATGCGCCCGTACTCGGCGGTCCGCTCGGCGCACACCGTCCCCAGATACGAGAACTGCTTATCCCACAGCCGAAGTAAAGGGCGTTGCCGGTTCGCGTCGACGACGAGCTGCCGGCGCGCGTCGAGTAGCCGCCACTTACTGATCGCGTCGTTACCGTCGGCGATCTGCCGGGGCTTCGGGCGCGCCGGACGTGGAACGAAGCCGCCCACGTTAGGCGTATCCCATGCGATACCACTGCGGGACGATCGCGGTGATCTTCCCGTTCGGGTTCGTATGCGTCACCCGAATTGCTGTCGAAGCCTTCTTCGGTAGCTGCGACGCGAACCCGATCCCACCGGGCATCCGCCGGCCGACCGGGACACCGGAGTCGGCGTTACTGATATCGCCGAGAATGTAGTCGAGAACCTCCGAGCTGCGGATCAGCTTGTAGTACCAGGTATCGACAGCGTCGGTGGACGCCGTGAGTGTGCGTTTCGCCGGGTCGGTGTCAACCAACACCATGCCGTCGGTTTCGAAGAACTCCGGTAGCTCGACCATCCGGTCGGTGATGCCGTCTTGGATCGTGACAGTGTCCCCGCCTTTGGAGAACCCTTCGACGATGTACTTCGGCCACTGATCCCAGTCGCCACGGTTCGGCAAATAGAACACGCCGTTGTTGCGACCGTTGAGTTGCGCGTTCGACGCGTCGTTCTTCCACACAGTCGTGTACGGGCGCTTGCTGTAGAACGGGAACTGCGCGTGCAACGTCATCGCCCACGCTTGACTGTTGTTGCCGTACGCGACCGGGTCGAGCTCTAACGCCTGATCGTTCGCTTCGCCTTGACGCACACGTATCCAGCGCCAGCCGTGCGTGCGGGTGAACTCACCCCAGTAGCCGGCCGGTGCCCTATGGTGCTCCGGCCAGTCGGCCCACCACTTCTCTTCGATCATCCGGTACGAGAACTCGTTATCGGGATACCTGCGCCGGCTGAGGTAGTTGATGTGCGGGCCGACGAACACCCCAAGGTTGAACACCCGTTTGCGGTAGTCGGTTCGCTCGAGCTCTTCGCCGAGTTGATACGCCCCAGCGGAATAGCGTTGATCGAACGGCATGTGCATCGAGCCCTGAAAGTTCGGGGCGAGAACGACACCTTCTTTTCCGGCCCAGTCGCCGGAAAGGTTCCAGAGACGTTCCCCGTCGGGGGACACGTAAACGATCTTCGTGTGCTTGCCGCGTAGCTGCTTACCCCACGGACCTAGGTCGTACCACGACGTGAAACGCTGCCAGCCGGGATGACGGTCGGACACCGGGGCGTAGATCGGTGTGCCGTCGGGTCGGGTCCAGTCGTCGATGCCTTGAACGACTTCCTGATCGGTATCGAAGCGCGACCAGAGATCGAAACGAAACTTATCGGTGCGACTCACGACGGCCTCACTGCGTTGATGTTGCGTCGATAAGCCTGGTTCTGGTGCGCGTCGATGCGCTGGGTGAAGTCGCGCGGATTAACCCCAAGGTTGCCGTTGACGACGACCGACGGACCCGACGGGCCCGGTGCTTGCCCGCCGCCCTGATGCGGGGCGTCCGGCTGCGGGGTGATCGTGCCGTCCGGTAGCGGCTTAATGAAGTCCGCGATGTTCGGCAGGCCGGGGAGTCCGAGGCCGCCGCCGGCTGTGTCGGTGCTGGGTGAGCCTTCGTTCTCGCTGCCACCCGCCAACTTTTGCAGCAGCCCGCCACCCCAGTTCGCTAGGGCCATCCCCGATTTGACGTTGGCCCACTCGAAGGGGTTCGAGAACACGCTGCCGTCTAAGCCGATGCCTTGGAGGACACCGGAGAACAACGACTGCCCTAAGGAGGAGAAGTCCTGCCCCTGCTGCGGTGTGGTGCTCGTTTCGGTCGCGGCGGCGGTCACGGTGTTGACCGCGTCGGCTTGATCGGCGACGACGGTCGTCAGATCGGTTTCGGCGGTGATCCGCTTACTAAGCGCGGTGTTCAGTTCTTGACTGGTCTCGGCGAGCGTGTTCATCGCGCCGGTGACCGGGCGGTAGAACTGCTGGGTGAACCCTGACGCCCACGCACCCGTCGCGCCGGCGACGCCACCACTTGCGGCTGATTCGGCACCGCCCCAGTTGAACGCCGTGCCCTCAGGCAGGGTCGCTTCCATATGGCTGTTGTTGAATCCGACCTGGAACGTTCCCGGCATCGGGGTGTCGGTGGGCATAAAGCCTCTGCTCATCAACCATTCGGCGGCGTTACCTGTCGCCATTTCCCGACCCGCAGTGGGCATCCCGTCCATCATGTTGACGAGATCCTCGACAGCACTCGAACAGTCCGCCAACCCCTGCGTCAGGTCGGCGGCCTGGGTTTGCGAGTACGTGCCCGACGGGACCATCGACAGCAACGCGGAATCGAAACCGGCGTCGACCGCCAGCGGCGAGCTCCTGCTGTACCGGGGTGACGACGACGACGAGAGTGCGTTACGGATCTGGTCTAACGCATTAACGATCGGCGCGGTGACCGCCGTCGCCAAACTTGACACCAGATCCCCCGAACCGCCGCCGGTGGAAAGACTCGCCCCACTCGAACCGGTCGGTGCCGATAAGTTCAGGCCGAACAAACGCGCGACTTCGGCGAGGATCGCCGTCGAGCGTGTCCGCTTGCCCGGTGCCAGCGGAATGTACGCCTCCCCGCCGGTCTCCTCCTCGGCGAAGATCGTCCCCGCGCCTGCGCCGTCGTAGATGTCGGCCTGGTCGGGTTTGTCGATGAACCGCAGACCGCTCTGCGGCACGATCGCGCCCTCGGCGCGAGGAGTAACGGGTGCGCCGAACGCGGTGCGGAAGTCGTCGCGGAACTGATTCTGAATCTCCGGGTTGTCAAGGATCCCGGGTCCGTACTTCGCGATAACAGTGATCGAAGCGGTGCGCTCCTTGTTGGCCGCCGCGTCGATCTCTTGGCCGGCCTCCTCCGCGCCTTCCTGCTTGACGGTGATGAGCTTGCCGTTGTCCTCACGAACCTTGATGTTCAAAGACTCAAGAAGCTGGAGCACCTCAGGAGCCAGCGGGGCATCGACAGCGATGTTTTTGTCGTTGTCGAGGCGAACCTTCTGATTCAGGTCAGTGAGGATCTGGAAAACTTCCTCCGCGCCCGGAGTAGCGATGTTGATCGGCACATCTTTAGGAAGCTGATTGAACGCATCCCGTATCCGATCGGTCGACTTCGATGCGTCATCCCCGAGCTGCGCCAGGACCGCCGCGTTGGAACGGGCAGCATCCCCGAAAGCAGAAATCTTGTCTTTCGCGCTATCCATGCCCTGCGCGGTTTCCATCATCCCCACGGCGGCTTCTTTGAGCCCTTCACCCAACCCGAAGGCGGCTTCGGACTCTTCCCGCAACCGGGCAGCTTCTTCGCCGTCGCCCCGGAAATCAGCGGCAGTCGCTTGAATCTTGAGCATCACGCCCTGGATGTTGCCCAGGCCGCCAACAAGGTTGCCGAACGCCGAAGTCAGATTGGCGACCGCACCCAACGTCATCTGCGCCGAGGTGATCGCAGCCTGACCGATGCCCTCCCAGAACGAGATGATCGTGGACTGGTTAGCTTTAACCCAGTCCTCCATGCCTTTGAGTGCGCTGGTGATCGCCGAGATGCCGCCCGGGGCCTGAGAGAACGCCGGGGCTAGGAGCGCAGCACCCAACCGGCCGAGCGCGGCCTGAGCATTCTTCACCGACCCGGAGAACGACTCCCCCATCGCCAGTGCCGCGCCACCGATGTTGTCGCGGATCGCCCTCTCGAAGATCTCCGAGGACACCTTGCCCTCGGACGCAAGCTTCTTCACCTCGGCGGCAGGAACTTTCATCGCCTCGCCGAGCCACTGCCAGATCGGGATACCCCGCCCAGCGAGCTGCTCCAAGTCCTCGGTGTAAGCAACCTGCCCGGTTCGGACCTGATTGATGATCATGCCCATGTCTTGCAGGCTGGTCCCGGCCACCGCCGCAGCGTCAGCGGTCAACTTCAGGTACGAAGTCAGTTCCTTGCCGGGTTGCACACCCGCAGCGACAGCGGACGCGGCGATCGTCGCAGCTTCACCCATGCCGAACGCGGTGCCCTGCACAGACTCCAAAGCGGAATCCATGATGTCCTGGACATCAGCCGCCGAGTTACCCAAAGCTTTCAGCTTGAACTTCGCGTCATCAATCGACACGAGCCGGTCGAAACCCTTCGACAGGGCCGCACCCAAAGTCCCGGTGATCGTCGTGGCGGCGGCGGCAACCCCAAGGGTCAACGCCCCACCTAACGCTTTCGCGCCGACCGCCCCGACGGACGCCATCTTCGATTGCATGCCGCCGCCGACGGACTCCGAGAAACGCTCACCCGCGCGCCGGCCGGCCCCTTCAGGGTTCGCCGAGTCGAACGCACGTTTAATGTCGCGTTCGGCGTTCTGCGTCGATATCGCGAGGGTCACCCACGCGGTGCCTAGCTCGGGGATGGCGGGGCTCCTCTCAAGAGTTCGAGCACTTCGGGGGAAACGATCTCGTCGAACGTCGCGGTCTCCCACGTCGGTCCGTCGTAGACCGGTGGGGCTTGAACACCGGGTCGTGGGATGCGCTGCGGGAACGCCTCGTCTTTACCGCCGACGAAGTGCAACGCCGTGTACCGCCAGCCGATCTTGCGGAGCTCATAAAGCTGCTCGGCGGCGATATGGTCGGCGATCGTCCAGCCTTCGTTAATGGCGTGGTAGATCGCCGTGCCCGGTGGGGCGGCGGTGATATACGCCCAGAGGCCGCGCCAGCCGAGAGAGTCGAAGTCGAGGCGGTCGCAGCGCAGGTCGCGATCGAGTGCGTCGGCGAGCGGCCCGGTGACCTGCTCGACGAGCCACATCAGTTTTTTGAGGACAGCCCTTCGCCGGTCTTAACGTCCGACGTCGACCAGGCTTTCCAGAGTTCGTCGATAGGATCGCCGGCGAAGGGCTGTCCTCA